GTGAACAGATTGATATGTCAGGATCGTAACCGCCAGCATCATCAGCCGTGGCAGTATCTTCCAATCATCAATGAATGTCTTTGCCATTACCATCTTCCTTGTTTTTTGCCGATAAAATAAATGACCACGCCGAAGATACCAACAGTGAATACCACAGCCAAAATGCCAGCAACCCACTCAATAATCGCTTGCTTAATCTCCGCTTTGCGATACGCATGTTTACGGCGTTGCTCTTTAACCTCGCGCAGAATTTGCTTGTAGCGTTCTTTGCCTTTTGAACCATACGCATAGCCTATCATGGTAAGTATTTCGGCACGTTGTTTATTCAGACGCTCTTGTGCAGCAAATAATTGCACCGCCTCTGCCTCTGGCGATCCAGTAAGCGACTTATACCAAGGTGGGTTTTTGTGCTTTTGCTGTAGGAAAGCAATGTCAGATGCAGCACCCGCCCATTTAGACAGTTGACCTACGCAATCCTCAACCTCGCGGCCCATCTTCACCATCTTAATGAGGCCGTTGTACGCAGCAGTGGCTGTGGCAATCGTACTTATAGGATCAATCATGCTAACTGCAACCTCACAGGACAAACATACTCAGGACTTACACGATATACTCTATCATAATATCCGAAGCGTTTCGAGCCGCAGTCGTAAAAGCAGGCTTTGTAAAAGCCCAGTTGGAAACTCTGGCCCCAAGCTATCAGGACCAGAGTGCATATCATTACTCAGCCGCTACATCAGTAGCGTCAGCCTCAAGGGACTGAGCCAACGCATTTACAAACGCTTCACGACCAAAGGCCAACTGATCTACGTTGAAACGCGCACTACCTAGCTTGCGGTCCAGATCAGTAATGTGGTTTACCATCGCTACTTGCTCTGGTGTTAGGTCGTCAACGTTGTATTCTTTGTCGTTGACTGTGATGGTTTTATTTTCATCTTTTGCCATCGTAAGTCTCCTTTTGTGTTATTCAGCAGCCCACGGTAATCCTGATCCGCTAGTTGGGTTTTGCTCTGCGTTAATCTTATCCGCAATAGCTTGCTCAATCGCATCCACATCCAACTGAGCCTTAGCCCAACCGATTGCGTTTGCCTCTGTGACGCTATCGTATGCAATGAAGCCTGCATCTGATGCATCGTATTCGTGTGACGTGGTGCCATAGCTAGACGCAGAGTAATCTCCGTCTACGCCTGTCACTCGCCAGTGAATGACAGTGATGCCTCCGTCTGATAGGTTGCGTTCAGTGTTTGCTACTGACCAAGTGTAATTTACAGCCATAGTTTATGCTCCTTCTAGTGCCTCTAGTCGTGTTTCTATAGAAGCCAGACGTTGTTCTGTTGCAGCAGCTACGAAAGACAATAGCTGTGGGTAACGAATACCCTTGCGATTACGTTCTGTGGCACCCTCTGGTGCTTCCTCTAGTGTCATGTAAGTATCAGTGCGTGTATAGGCTTCTTGTGCTTCTATACCGTTCTCCTCGTCTGCCTCAACCGCTGGAACCTCTGTCTGTGTTTCCCACCAAGTTGAACTGATAAAGAACGCATAGTCACCTGCATTTAACCCTGCATCAGTCATTGCAGTTTCTACTTGCTGTGCAATCACACCTGTATGTGTTCGTGCTGCGTCACCTTTTTCGGTAACACTATCGTTCCACTTGAAGGTCTTGAACAGCTTGCTGATTGCCTTAGCTGCGGTGATCTCTGCATCTGTTAGTGATGCAATCTGTTGCTTTTCGTTTTGGTCAGATGTTTGGATTGTTCCGTTGCTGGCATATACGTCTTCCCATCTTGCGTTTGTGTAACCAAGGTCAACAACGCTATCATTTACACCTCCTGAAGTATTTGTCGGAACAAATCGTGGCTGTGATCCTTTAATAAACATAACACCAAAAGGATTTGTCCCACTTGGTGAAGCAATATATAAATTACCATTATCAACAGAAATACTCCCCACCGTGGTGTCGTCTTTGCGGAATATTGCAATGTCGCCGTCTGAAGTCTTGCGGTTAAACAGAACAGGGTTAGTGCCGTCTGCTGTGGTTACAGTTTGACCCGTTGATTGGAATACCTTGAAACCAACATCATTGGTTACTGTACTCGTAGTCCCCACCAACAGATTACCGCTGCTGTCGATGCGCATGCGTTCAGCTTCAGCAGCACCACTACTTTGTGTTCCAAAAGTTATTGCACTGTTGTCTGTTGCACCATCTTGGATGGCTATAATAGAAGCAAGGGCACTATCTACGTTTGTATTACCAAACCGCAGCTTACCCAAGTTGCCAGATGTTGCGCCTGATGTTCTGGTGAGAGTTAAAGTTGCTCCACTGCTATCGTCTGCGTGGAGTTTACCAATAACACTCGTAACGCCAATCCCGACATTACCGCTGCTGTCGATGCGCATGCGTTCAGTAGTGCCAGTACGAAAGCGAATAGAGCCACCAGTAGCAGAGGCCAAATCAGCGTAGTTCCCGCCTGTGTAATCTACGCCATTTAGTGTTAAAGCAGCACCGTTTCCTACCGAAGCAGAACTGCCCCCAAAAATGCGAACTCTTGAACTATTAGCGTTAGATCGTATGACGTTATCAGTGGCATGACTAAGAACAACATTTTGCGCGCTTCCATCCACAGTCAGCCCATCAGCCGTGACAGTGCCAGTTACGTCAATACCTGTGGAGGTGACTTCTAGCTTCGTGCTTCCACCCGTTTGTAGCTTCAGTGAGCCAGTGCCGTTATCATTTATAATGCTGTCGGAAGTATCATGGTAAATCTGTAGGTCAGACCCTGCGCCAAAGATGGCTTTGTCGTTGTCGCCAAACGACAAATTACCTGTCATGGTATCGCCAGTAGTCTCAACAAAACCAGAGCTATCAAGAGCCGCAGTCTGCCATGCAGAACCGCTGTAAACCTTTAACTTGTTATCAGTAGTGTTGAAGTACAGATCACCCGCAGTCAGTGCATCACCATCATTGTCTGTTGATGGATCAGATGCCTTAGAGCCTAAGTAAGTATCGTCGAATGTATCTGCGCTTAGAGCCGCAGCCGCTGCACTTGCTGCTGCCGCTGTTGCTGAGTTAGCTGCATTTGTTGCATTGGTTGCTGCGTTCTGAATTGCTGAAAGATTATCAGTAACATTCTGTAGATTTGTTGTTTGACCAGCAACAGTGGTTACATTTCCACTAATACCAGCAACAGTTGTGACATTAGCACTAATCCCAGCAACCGTGCCAATATCACTGCCATCCGCAGCAACAGTAGTCACATCACTGCTAATCCCTGCAACCGTGGTTACGTCAGAACTAATCCCAGCAACTGTGCTTACATTAGAGCTAATGCCAGCTACTGTTGTTACATTAGCATTGTTACCTGCAACCGTAGTCACATTGCCGCTAATACCAGAGACAGTAGTCACATCAGATGAAATGCCAGCAACAGTTTGGATTGCATCAGTTGCATCTGTGCCATCTTCAATGTGTGCTAGAGTCTGAATGTCAGCAGCAGCATCAGCAACAGACTGAACATTAGAAATAGTAGGGCCAGCTTCAACCGCACCACTTGTTGCATTAAATGCAAGTGTCTTACCCTTACGATCATCTACCTCTGGAAGTGTCAAAGAGGCAGCAACGTCAAAGTCAGTAAGCTGCAATGAACGGTCAGCTTGGTCTTTTAGGTCAGCGGCAATAGCAACGAAGCGATCCAACTCTGTGTTTAAAGAGGCGATATTAAAGGGGCCAGAGGAGGGAAAGTCTGTTGTGCGATCAAGGTCAATGTCACGCGTAATAACCACCTTAGAGCCGCCTGACGCGCCTGTGACAGACATTGTAACCGTACCAGTTGATCCATCACCGCCAGTAACAGTATAATCTGTAGTCAGAGTCTTTAGCGTACCATCAACATACACATTCAAATCATCGTTGTCGAAGAACTCAAATGATACTGTAAATGATGTTTGCGTGACTCCCGCAGCAACGTCATAGGATACGCGTGGATCATTATCTGATAGGTTAATTGTCATAGCTTACCTCTTTTTTTAATCGCATATCAGCGATTCAAAGAGGCAGCAACGCACAAACTAGTACCGACCAAACCCGCTAATCTGACCCTCATCGTCAATTGCATTGCCTAGCGCACCAGAAAACTCATTGGTTAGCTGTGATAAGAACCATAGTTTTGTGTAAGGCAGCTTACGAATTAAGTCCTTGGTTCCTTCGCCCAGGTCTCCAGTTACCATCTCATTCATTGCACTGTAATAATCGTATGCAATACTTGGACCTGCACCCGCCAATCCAGTAACAGCACCCATGTAATCTTGTTCTTCTGGGAACTTAGGACGGACCAAACCCTCCATGTAGTTATCACCAGTCAATGCCATCGATGTATGCATAGAGGTGTAGAACATATCAGTGTACAAACCAGCCGCACCAGAATAATCAAACGCGCGGATCATCTTGTCGCTCATGGGTGTATTATCCCAAGCCCTTTCACCACCTTTGGTTAGCTGTGACTTCATCTCCAAAGCCATATACGCCATGCCCATCATCCAAAGCGTACCAAACAATGGCGATTTCATCTGACCAGTTGTATATGCCGCTGTAGTTTTGTTGATTGCACCAAGGGTAAATGAGTAGAACTGGAACGGCAGCGCAAGCACTGGAGATTCCACTCGAGCAAAGCCTTTGTACTTTGGATCGGGCTTCATACCAAACTTGTTGGCAATACGCATTGGAATCAATGCAACCCCATCCATCATACGCGGACGATCAGCAGGTGTAGCCGTAATGATTGTGTTGAGAACACCGCTGCTTAACGCAGTTTGCAGCTTCTCTTTTGCTTTTAATTGTGCTGTGCCCTGCCATGCATCTGTATTTGCATAGATCAAACCACTGTCAGATCGCTCCCAGTTAGCCTTACCCATTGTGTCTAGGGTCTTATCGTCTAAGTCATAGCGTCGAACGTATTCCATTTCCCATTGTTCGATGGGCTGATCGTTTACTTTACGCTGCGCAATATCAATCAGCGTATCTTGGCGAAGAACAGCATCAACTTCTTTGAGATACTTGGTGATAGGCGTTAGCAAATTAAGAATGTAGAACGCATCCTTACCTTTTTCCCAAACAGAATGGTAAAGAGGATTGTTAGCAAGATCATCGCTAAACCGCATACCTGCACTTAGGAACATACCCTCTAGTGCCTCACCCGCCTTAGATGCTTCTTTAACAGATAGCCTTACTTTTTGGTCAGTGTGACGCGCAATCAATGCTTTGAATGTTTTACCCACACCATGCTCTGCCATAATACGCCCAACCTCAGAGATCGATGCAATACCAGCAGAACCAAGATAGTTTAGCGCAGCAACATCACGCAGAACTTGGAAACTCTTCTGCGCTTTGGTGTGTGGTTTACGCAGCGCAGCATTCATAACACGATCATAGCTTGTGCGAATATCAGCAGTCGTTGCGAATATTTCTTCAATGCTCATGTCTGTGTTTTCAGCCAAATCAAAGAATTGCTCATCAAGCATTTCATCAAAGCTGCGTCCATCAAACTTCTTAGCAAACGCATAACGTGGAGCAACCTTTGCATTGTACTGCATGGCTACCTCGAAAGGATTCGTAAAGATAAACTCAGTGACCAACTCATTTGGAATATCTAACTGTCTGTGCATCATGTGCTTAGACTTGCCATATCCAAAAAACGCATTCTCAAACGCCGACTCATCATCCAAGCCAATAATCTTATCAGCCGTTTCATTTGCACGGCGAATAATTGCATCTGGACTAGTGTCCAAATCTACCCGAGTGATAGGCGACTCAGGTGTGAACATGATTGTTGTTGGATTCTTCTTGTACCAGTCACTTAGAATCGCAACAAACTTTTCACGGTTAGCTTTGATTGCGTCTGCATTCCAATATCTAGGAAAGAACACATCCTCATTGGGTGGTTTAATTTCGTCTTGTGTCTTTAGATACTCAAGCGTTTCATCAATGGTTTTCAAATGCGATTTGTATTCAGCAATCTTGTTTTTGTATTCTGCAAGAATCTTACCATAGTTAGTCAGCTTTCCATTTAGCTTTACGGTACGATTTTGTTTTATTAAACGATCTAAGCCTTCTTCGCGCTTGGCAATAACCTTTTGCCAGAACTTCTGGTTATCTTCATAGAATTTGCGTGTACCAATCAGACCAGTATCAAGCAGACGTTTTTCCCATGTGCTGTAAAACTCGTCCAGCATATTCATAATCTGGCCTTCGTACATGTTTGCTGGCTTTTGTTTTAGAATCCGTTTCTTAGATACTGTATCTAAGAACTCCATCATGTCCCGCTGCCGTGGCTTTATGCCATCAAACGCATAATCAAAGATACGCGTAACACCTTTGTTATCTGCTTGAGCAAACACTGTGAACATATCGTTATACATTTTGTACAGTTCAGCTTGGTATTGCTTTTGCTCCACAAACACACTGCGCCCTAGCGTCTGCCCATTTTGGTGCGCTTTGGTTAGCTGACCATTATCGCCTACAATGTCGTAGTGGAATTTTTTACTGGCAATAGTTGCTTTCTCGTTTTGCATGTGACGCTTGAACGGCGATGTTGCAAACTTAAACGCCCAACTATCTGTGTACCAGTTTTGTGCTAGTGTAGGATCAGCAGGTCCAGAAAACTCAGCGACCTCGTCCGCAATATCTTTTGCTGTTTGCTGAATAATTGTACCAGAGTTTTTACTGCCAATAAAACCTACAATGCCACCTAGCGCACCACCAGCAATACCCGCAGTACCAATTCCAATGGCTGCTTCACCTAGTGTCTTAGTAGGATCAACAGAAGCAAATGCTGCCTCTTGACCTGCAACAATAGCTGCGTTTGCAATACCAGTACGCAAAGCAGACTTGGCAACGCTTGTCGTTACACCAATAGGCAATGAGATTAGGTTGATTGGATCAAAGAATGAAGCCAGCAATACATTGCCAGTGCTAGAGTTTTCAATCGTGCGCCGCCGCTCGATCATTGCATCGACCTTACCCCGCAGATACTCAAGATGATCATCGTTTCTAGCAAACAAAAACGTCGAACTGTATTGATGATACTCTGGTGGCATCTCAAATACAGATTGCACAACGTCAAACTCAGGGTCTTCGCGCATCAACTCCTGATCGAACGCATCAACAAAGTTAGAAATAACTGGTTTGTATTGACCTAGAAGTGCGCCAGATGTTTCAAAGAATGTTGCTTGCTCTGGCCCCATTTCCAATTCACGACCAATATCAAAGTCAGGGGCAATAGTCTTAAATACATCCATTAGAAGCCTCCAGACATAGGTCCGTTTTCTTTCAACCAGTTAATAATTTCCATATCGGCACCAAGTTCTTGAAGTGTCTTACCATCTTTTATTTCGAGACTAAGTGCAGATGATTGATATTCAGCTAGTTCTTCTGCCATATCAAAACCAAGGCCTTTGCCATGAGGTGTAACAACCTGCTCAAGAACCTTTACGCCACCCTCATCAACTATCTCATTAACTGCATATTGTTGCCTTTGCGGTGAAACATTTGCAAACAAAGGCACAAGAACAACAGGGCGATACCCTTTAGTTGTGCTTTCATCTTCAACGTGATTGTGCAAAGTATACCCTAATGCATTTAACTGTCCTTCAAGGCTTTCTTGCAAATAGTCTAGGCGTTCTTCATCTTGGCTGGCGACTTGGTTTAAGGAATACTTTGATCGATTGCGATTGCCAATAGGCCGAGTGCCATCGTAAACAAAGCCAGCTTCTGAGTAGTGACGATTGTATCGACCTAGTATTTCACGCTCAATCTGTGATTTGCTAAAGTTTCGACCAGCAAGCAATGTAGCAATTTGACCTAACTCTTTTGTAAGCATAACGTCATTATCATCTATAATATTAGCTACAAACTTAGATGCTGTAATTTTTTTACCTTCTTCATCCATAAGAAGATTTGCTACACGCTCCTGTGCTCCTGATGCATTTGGAGCGTGCAGTTTTGCTACTTCTAAAATTGCTTCTTCAGCAGTGGCATAAATATTAGAAGATGTAGCAATAAGTATCTGGTTTAGTACCGCTTGATCATCTGCGCTAAAGAACCCGCTCAACACGTTCTGCTTATTATTGGTGGTAATGCCAGCACTTGTAATAGTCACATTGTAGTTTGCTAGTTGGTTAGCAATGTACAACAAGTTCTCTGAGTTGGCTGCTGGTTGTCCATCAGCCATAGCTTTTAACCCATTAAATACGCTTGTTGGAATACTACGCTGCGCCATCAATTTAATAACTTCTGGCGTAATCGTTTCCCTGTTTGAAAGATCAAAACCCATACGTTGAGTTAAAACAGCCTCGGCAATGTTCTTAGATTTTACGCTTGTCCTTTCTAGTGAGCCGTTGGCAAAGTCATTTACATCTTGCGCTAAATCACGTTCTGCCTTGAGAACTGATTCTTCTTTCTTCATATCAGAAGATATGCTGCGAAGATGTGTCTCAATGTTTTCGCGCTGTATTGCGTTTAATCCAGCTAGATTTGAATCAACCAATGCAGCAACATCTGGTGCTAGCTCTGATTCACCACCAGTATTGATGTACTGAATAACCCGATCAACCGCTGTAGAACCTAGGTCGTTTTCACTAAGAATACCTGCGCTAAGAGCCAGCTTGCTAAACTCTTGCTTAGCAGCATTGAATGAAAACCCTTGTCTGAATGACTCAACACGCGTTGGATCAACACCCGCTTTTTCAGCAGCACCAATAAATATTACTACATCTTCAGGATCAAAGTTAGGTGAATCCATTTCAGTAAGAAGATTTAAGTAGTTTCTTTGAAAGTCTACTTCTGTTTGTTGACGCTGTAGTGATTCATTTAGTGATGATGAAGACTGTGAAATAAGAGGGCTAAAGAACCCAGCATCTTCTTGGTTGCCAGCTTGCAGCAGCCCATACTTATGCAGCCCAATAACAACCTCACGCTGGTTGTCAGTAAGCTGATTCATCATTGTTGTTAGCGTTGGGCCGTTTACTAGCGCACTGCGGAATGCTTCACTATTACCTTCAGCAGCAGCGCGAGTAATCATTGGGGCTATTAAGTCACGACGAATCTCATCTTTGCGCAGTTCTGGATTGATAAAGAACTCATTGGTTGCAGCTTCTCTATCAATGCCTTGACCTGCTACACCAATGCGCTCTCTTGTGTTACGGATCGCTTGATCGATAGACATTGATCCATCTACAAACGAATCAATTACATCTTGAGTGCTATCAACCTGCAAGCGATCAGAAACATTCTCAAGATCGTTGATATAGTTTTGCGCTGCTCTACGAGCATTATCATCAGCAATCTTATCTTGAATAGCCTCTAGTGCAGCTAAGTCAGAGTTAAGAGCCTCAACTTCTACAATGACACCTTTAACATTGTTTGAGTTGATATACTTAGAAACATCACGATAGACTTCAGCCAGAACGCCAGTAAGTTCACCACCGCCCCCGCTTAGGTGAATAACTAATTGCTTACGCTGCGCGGGTGTCATGCCCCCTAGTCTAGTCTTAAGATATGCAGCAGCAGCCTTACCGCCTAGATCATCGGCAACACTCAGGCTAGAACCAACCTTTAACCCAGCACCCTCACCATCCTTGGTTGCTTGAACACGTTGCTCGATGTGTGCATCAACAGCATCGAACTTGCCCTCACGCGCATCAACCGCAATCTGCTCTGCCGCTTCTGCATTTGTTGCAACGATATGCTCTGCGGATTGTACTCGCGCTCGATCACGCGCTTGCTTTACCAAGCCAAGATGAGTGCTTTCTTTAACGACTGTCCCCGCATCAATGATGAATCGTTGGAATCGACCATCGCTATTTTTAGCCATACCATCAAGATAGGCTTGCATAGCATTGTCATATTCCAAAGGACTACGGTCATACTTAACAGCTAACTCTTTAGATTTCAGACGAATGTCCGAATCCATCTGCTCAAAGAATCGACGCTCGATAACATTGCGATACGATTCACGCGCTATACGTCCAAAACCCTCGGGTGCGCCCAAGGCAACAGGTTTACCATCAGCATCCAAAGCACGAAGATCAGCAGCAGCTGCCGTTTCCTCGCCAACTCGTTTAGCTTCCTGTGCATCAATTTTAAATGCAGCACGGCGTAGTTGCTCACCAGCTTCCGCAAATGCCAAGCCAACCTGATCTGCGCCAGTGTCCATGTTTACCACGCCAATAGGCTGGTTAAATGCTTGCTGTGTTCTGCGGATAACTCGTGCCATGTTTAGATTCCCATCTTGTAACCAGTAGATGCCCAATCATGCATACCAGACATGAAGTTACTCATCGTTCGTATGCGTGTGGCTGCGGCTTGGTTCCTTCCGCGTTGTATTTCTACAAGTGCTGCAACAGTTCGTTTACCAGATTCCAGTGCAGCTTGCGTCTGCATCGTAGCTAGATCGTCAAACGCAACCTCTTTTTGATTTGCAAAGAATGCATCGATGCTTGCATCAAAGTCTCGGTTGTAAAGAAGTGTTGCTTCATTACTTGCTAAATCATCGAAGTATTGCTGATACCTCATGTTTTGTTGCTGTGCGGCTTGTGCTTCACTAATAATTCTATCAGTGATCATGTTTTCCGCTGTGTCTCTGGATGCTTGCTCTTGTGCTTTGGCAGCAGCCATGCCGCCCATCAAGTTCACCCCAAGGCCGATTACCTGAAAGATACTCATTAGAAGATCAACTCCGCTACTAGACCATTAACCTGCAAGTTTAGTGGTGCATCTTGCGTAATGGTAATCTGTGGGTCACGGTTGTAACCCATCAATCTAAACTCTTTCTTTCCAGTAAACGCTGCCTGTTGCAAAGAAAGATCGTCGGTAACATTGCGCACAATCATTGCTGTGCCATTTACTTTGCATGACAATGTACTGTTAAGGTCGAGGATAACACTGCCAAGTCCACGCGGTGTACCAGTCAAGGGGCCGTTGCCAACAGATGCATCAATTGGATTTGTCTTTAACTCAACATCAAACTTATATCCAATCTCAGCAGAAGTTAACGTAGCGTCAACACCAGATACATCAATGTTGCCGCTAGCAACTGTAAACTTACCAATAAAGTTGTTGCCATCTATAACCTGTAGAACAGCACCGTTATTGAAGTCAGCAGACACATCAAATACACCAGCCGTTCCAGTATATTCTTTTGCCATATCAGTATTGAAACCAGAGTCAAATTCACACAACACAATTTTATTAGTGCCATCTCCCAAGTCATATTCCACATTGGCAAAGACACGATCATCGATTGTAATTGTTGAATGGAATACTCCGTTAGTTGTGAACTCAACCCAACCCGCACGTTGCTCTGCGCGGTTAGAGTTAAACACAGCAAGCGTACCATCGTCGTTCAGCACAAAGACATAGCTTTCTGAACGTGATAACGCACCATAAAGAGTGTTCATCTCAATAGGTGTTTTAATCAAGTGTGATGATATCGTTGATATTGGATTAGCAACATACGCCGCTTCTGCATCGCTATAGATATACTCGCGAACAATCTGCCCACCTTTTTGAATAAACAGTGTTGCACCATCGATTGCTTGCGGTCTTTCAAACCCAGAACCAAAAGGTGTTTGCCGCCGCACCTGGGCATTTGTTGGTGTCAGTGGTTGATTCTGGAATGCAGGTACATAGAACTCAGCAGATGCAGAAAACACTTGCAAGTCACGATTTGAAACCAAGTGTCGAATCTGTTGAATCTCACCAACCGCCGCAGTCAACTGAATAGATTCGTTGTCTTTAGCCTCACCAACATTGAAGTTGTAGTAGCTTGCAATCTTACTAAACCAGATTGTATCTGGCTGTGCTAATGTGCCAGCAAAAACTAGACGGTTTTCATGGAATGTTACCGCAGCAGGAAAACCTCTTAATGATGAATAAGATTGCTCATCCCAGCTTGTCGTTGGTGCATGTGTTGTAACATCTGGTGTGCCACCGCCAATCTCAGAATCACTAGCCGAAGAACCCGCTGTAAAAGTAAACTTATCATCGCTAATAACTTTGAGAATGGTACGCGCACCATTGATATCGCTTACAGAGATACCACCGACTGTACCAGCATTAGAAAAAGTAATAGAATCACCTTCTTCCATACCATGATCAGCAAGCGTTACTTCAACAACATCTGATCCCTCATTTGTTTTGAGTGAGTTTGCACTAAGAGTAACAGTCAAAGCATCAAGAATATCTCCTGTTGCAACAGTAGAACTCGTTACACCTGTAATCTCAATTTCATTTCCATTGTATCGAACTGTTGTTCCAATATGCTTTGAGGGGCTTGATGTATCCCAATATGGCGAACTTGTTGTAAGCGTAATGCTGCTTCCGCTTGATGCAGATGGATCAAGAGTAGTTCCCGCAACTTGGAATGAATAGTAGGGCTGGTAAACTTGTTCTGCATTTGACTTCTGATCAAACAAGAAGGACTCAACTTGGAAAGTGGTTAGTCCAGTACGTACTAATTGCTGCGGAACAAATGTCTGGTGTGCAATAAACATAACATCGCCAGCTTGAGCATATGTATATTCATGCAGGTAAGTGTGGCTAAACTTCAGAGTATTGCTATCAACGTCTTGGGTAATTGTTTGGACAAGTGATACCGCCCCTGTTGTTGGACTAATCTGAAATACTCGAATCTTTTGATGTTCAAGAGATACAATGTATTGTTCATCATCAGAAAAGATAAAAGGCAATAAGCGGCACTGTTGCCGCTTTGATGTGTCTATCGTTGTGTCAAACTCATAAATCTTTTTCAAACCAGAACGTTTAATTACACCGCCCTCAGATCGAAGAAAAAAGTTTTTTACACGTTGCGCAGACTGATTGTAGATTGGGGTGTCAGTTCGTGAATACAAAGAAGGACTAACTTCACCAAACTGAAAGTTTGTTAGTGGAACTTTAACCTTCTGCATTATGTTGCCCTTACATTAACAAGACCACGCGCGTTCAACCTACGAGTTGTTTGTTGTTGTGAATCTAGGTTTCGTGCTTTGATCATGGAAACCTGTGCTTGTTGCTGCATCAAAGATGCTAATCCCTGATCTCTAGCAAGACCAATAGCAAAAACAGAAGCCAACTCATATTGCACTGCAACTGTAAAATATGAAGGCCAGTCCTGTTCTTCTGCTCGATATGTGTAATCTAGTATGAGTGTTTCGTTTGCGCTGGCATCAGTATAAATCTTGTTGCCGTATGTATCATACTCAATTGGGTGATCGTTTATTGTAACTGCATGAGTCATTAACCAACCACTTGGCAGTTGATATGCTGCATCAAAACGACCAGTTGGTGTATCACTCAAGCGGTTCATCACCACTTGGTTTGTAGCAAAACGCCAGCGACAGTTCACCAAAGCTGAACGTGCAACGTCTTCATACATGTTAGATGCAATGAGTGCTTCATTATTTCCATCATCGAATGATGTAATAGGATCAGCACCAATTAGGATTAAAGCGCGGCTACATACATCAATCGGTGAATTTGCGGGTGTACTCGAAACTGCCATACCTAATCCTTATGTGGGAAAGGGGGCCGAAGCCCCCGATCATTAGTCTGTGTCAGTCGCTGTGACTGTTAGGCCATCGGTAACGTCGATTGCAGATGAAGATACATCTTTCGCATATACCAATGAAACAACAGGTGTACCGCCAGTAGAAGTAACTGCGATGATTACATCATTCTTTGCAATCATGCCGATTGCATCGTTGAAGTAACCAGCAGTGTTTACTGTGGCGATAGTGTCCGCTGTTGAGTAGTGCCACAAGGACATGCCTGAAGCACCAGCCAAACGGTTCAAACTAGAAGCTGTGTAAGCCATTACTCAGTCTCCTTAGTTGTTATCTAGAACTTCGTACACACCGTTGTCGTCAATAACGACAGAACCCATAGACATCATTGATGTTGCTAGGTGTGATACTTTCTGTGGTACATAGTTAACTTCTGTCTGTACGTCAGAGTTAATACCAATACCAACAGCACGCATATGGTACGCAAAGTTCTTACCGCCAGATACAGCAGACGTTGAGAAAATCTTGAAGCCCAAGAACTCTTTCATTGTCATGCCACCAGCAAATGGTAGGTTTTGTGGTCCAACAAAGTCGCTTGATGCAAACTCATTAATGTTGAACAAGTCAGCAAAACCAGCAGGTGCCATTGCGATATAACGCTGTCCATCTTCTGGAATGTCGGCTGCGCCGAATGTCTCGAAGATTGATAGTAGGTCAGCCTTAACTAGCGCACCTGATGTGTCGTTGATCTGTGTTGAGTTCGCACCTGCATCCATTGCAGTTGTGATGATCTCATCAGTCTTACGACCTAATGCTGCCGCCGCAGATTCAGCAACCGCTTGACGCTCGTTGATGTTGATCTTCAACTCGTCTAGCTTGTCGATGTATTCCGCTGCATAATAGTCAGCCATAGTCGCTTCAACATTGGTGTGTGTTAGTTCCATTGCTGAAACGTCACCGTTGCGTGACTTTGTTGACGCTGTACCAGCACCGATTTTTTGGAAACGTGCAACTGATCCTGTTACGTTTGTTGAGCGGATCGTGTTGCGTAGTTTGGAACCCATGCGCTGATAAGCCAAATGCACATCGGTTTCAAACTGCTTGATAAAGGCTTGGTCAATTGTATTAGCCATTTTACAGTCCTATTGTTGAGTTTCTTCGCATTCGGGTATCCGCGCCGCATCCTCAACGAAGGTATCCTGTCGGGCTTCTCAGTGCATTACGGGCCTAGCTACATCCTTTACAACAAAATTTTTATTTGGATTGCAACGCACAAATTCAACATATTGTGTTTTTTTGTACTCAGACATACCAACAGGCTCAAAACCTAGCCATGCTGCCCAGTTCAACATAGCCTCATATTCTGCGTTAATTGTCATGGTTAACAGCGGATATGTCTTATCAAAGAAGTTTGTTAGCATCTTTGATCCACGCGCAAGCAAGGTAAAATTATCTCTGATCTTTGTTGTAAACAACGCAAACATCTGTGGATTCTCCACATCTAGAATCACTCCGCCCACAAACACAATCTCTCCATTGCCATCACGCACAAGATAAACTTCACTTGTTTCAGCAACCTCAACTAGAGCATCAACTACATTCGTATGACCTAGCTGAGTAAACTCACGAATGTTTTCTGGGTGAATAATGTGAACAAACTCATAGACATGTTCTTCTAAAAAGGGGGTCAAGTAATATGACCCCCGCTCCATTATTCTGACTTCGTTATCCATAGAGTTTCTTAAACCCTTCATCTACCTGCTTGATCCAATTAGAATCTCGCCGTGATGGATTCCAATATCGTTCGTCTTTCATCATCTCCTGAAGTTCTACTTCGTTGAAGTTTGCAGAGATGTTGTTTTGATCAGCAACACTTGGCTCCTTCATTGCATTCATAATAGCTTCTAGTGCAATAATACCTTCTGCACTTTCACACATACGCTCGATGGCTGGCATTGCTTCTTCTGGAAAGAAGTTGTTAGCAAAAAGGTTTGCTGCCTCAATACGCGCTTCTGAATTATCACCAAGACGTGATGCCTCTGCCTCAAGATCAGGCTGTGGCCCCATGCCATTCATGTACATTTCAATACCCTTTTGGAACTCGTCGTGGGTATATCCATTCTCGTGACAATGCTCTGCCCATTGCTGGAGCAACTCATTGTCCATAGCTTCTTCTGCATCAACAAAATCAGGTAGTTCATACTCACCAGCTTTTTCAGGGACACCTTCAGATGCTTGCTGCTGCAACTCCTCCATGAGTCGCGCACGAACATCATCTTCCTTTTCACCTAGCTTTGTAGACAAAGCATTGTATGACTTTGCCATATCCTCTGGTGTATTAAACTTTTCTGGCAACCACTCAGGCCGCTCGGGTGCTGCTTCAGGTGTTGCTTCTACTGGTGCTGCTTCTGTTGCTTCACTTACTTGTGCTTCGTTTTCCATTTTCTTTTACCTTATGGGCGTGGTTCATACGGTTTTCTAAAAGGCCAACGATATAACGCTGCCCCTCCATGTGACGTAGTTCTTCAGTTGTGACATTAGGGCCATGCACCATTTCGATGGTAATGGATCGCAAATACTTCAACACTGCCTGTCCTGTCGCAGAACCAAACAACGTTGCTACATTCTCACTGATCTCACGATCTTTAGCCTGTGGACGCTGAATCCCATCAATGCCCACGTTGATCTTCTGGCTCAAGCATTACTCCATTGGTTGTGGTGCTTGCGCCTGATTCTGCTGCATCTGCTGCATAAATGCAATAACTTGTTGTCGCTCTTGTTCATCGCGTATCAAATTATCTGGTACGCCAAACTTCTTAGCTAAGTATGCTGCGGTTTGCTCTGAAGATATTAGAACCTGCATTAGCTCTGAGCCAAAGGCTCCACCCGCTAGTTCTAGGAAACGTGCAACGGCTGTAATGTCTTGGTTGGCTTGTGCTTGTGCCAAAGGCGATACAGATTTTACGCGAACCTCACGACCATTCACAGTCGGCAACTCAATGCGTCCCTGCTTCTTCAAAATGTAAATCACACGTTGAAGTACAGTTTGCACAAGTTCTTTTTGCAATCGACCAAAAGCTGCACCCATACGGCGAGACAAATCAGCCATGCGTTCAGCAACCTCTGTTGCAGATGCAGGTGTACGATTCGGATCACCAAGCATATCGTTATACAAATGCCTCTTGATATTGTTCTGTGCTTTATCAAGATTAAACTGCGCAATATCAAAGCGACCCGCAGGTTGAATAGGCTGCAATCCTTGTGATCCCATTGCCTTTGGAATGATTGTTCCAGGGACTAGGTTGATTGTATCAATGTTAATTACGCCATCATCTTCCATTTGATAAATGCCAGAGATAGCCATCTGCGCATTTTCAAGAACCATCTCCATAACTTTGTTAGTTACTTTGATGTCAGACAGTGCATTGAACAACGGCCCACGACCATAGACTTCACCAGCACAAGTTCCCCAGCGGAAACAAATAAACGGATTAGACCCAAGACCAACCATCTCACGCTTCATCAAAACAGAGTTGGTCGTCATGCAAATAGCATAATGGTAGTATGCTTCTTGGTTTGTTTTTGTATAGTTTCGGCAAACAACCTCAAGAACTGTTGTTGTCTGATCGCCTTGGTTTGCCATCAATCCTTGAAGCTGGCTATTAAAATTACCTTTTGGATATAGAATAGCTAGTTGATCATATCGAATCTTTTTACGCTCACGAAAGATATGATCGATCTCATCGTCGGGACCAGTATCGAGAATGACATGTGGTAGGGGTATTGCTTTAAAACGAACTGGATGTACTGCGTCCCCTTCCTCGCAAACAAGAACCCCAGTCCCGACTGCCAAGTCCATAAAGGACTCATGCACCTCTTGAGCAAAGTTTGAGTTCTGCAAAACTTCAAACACATACTCGGTAACTTCTTCCAACTCATTGTTTACTGAATCACGTTGTTCTTTTGGAACTTCTGACCCAGCATTTAAGTCAGCCCATCGTGAATAGTTTGGAACAATCCCAGACTGTAGTCGGGATGCAAATTCCTGAACACCTACAACCGCAGTTGAGTCAAAGATTTTATCATCTCGCCTTTGACCCGATACCTCATAATAGAATGACTCGCGCTGGGGCAAAGCATACTCATAGCATTCTTCAAATACATCAACAAAGTTAGTACGCTTTGCTTTGGCTCGTTCATACCGCTTTAGGTATTCTTTTGCGATTGGATCAGTAATCATTATAGGAACCTGCTAAAATATCCCATTCCACCTGAAGACGATGTTAGTAGGCTGCGGCGTCCGCGTCCAGAACGAGTTGTTCTGCGTCTAAGTGCTGCTGCCGACAGTGCTTTTGGTGCAGTTGGTGCTTTCAGTCCAGTTGCAGTCATTTCCGATCCAGTAACACGCGGTGTAGTTTCATCAACTTTGGTGCGAACTGTTTCTGGCTCTGGTGCTGGCGCAGGTGTTGCTGCTCGTTCAGGTGCAGAGACTGACGTTACCAAAGACCCTGTGATTCTTGGTGCTGCCACTGGTCTTGGTGCTGGGGTAACAGGAATAGATGATGCCATCTCAGCTTGGCGTTGTTCTTTAGCGCGATTTGCTGCTTCAGTTGCTGCCGCAGTAGCTTTAGCTTCTTTTTCTGCTTCTAGCTGTTTCTGGCGGTTTGCTTCCTGTTCTAGACGCGCTGCTTCTTTTGCGGCTTCCGCTGCTTCACGCTGGCGTCTTTGTTCTTCCTCAATACGCGGGTCACGCTTTGGTTTGAAACACATATGCTATCTCCTTTGTTATATCCCTGTAAGCAGAGAAAAGGTTAGATTGCAACGCACAAATCAGAAGCGCGACCAGAATCCACTGCCACTTCTGCGATTAACAGGCTTCTTAAACACATCGAAACTACGACCAGCAACAACGGGACGCGCAGGTTTCTGGTTATTCATCAACGCTCGACCCTCACCAGCACCAAGCATCATGTATTGCAGCGCATCGTGAATATGCGAGAACATATTTTTGTCAGGTTTGTCAGCGTACCGTTCACCGCTAACTTCCATGCGCTTATACTGATAGCCACCTTCAAAACCCTTAATAAGCTGAGAACAACGGCGGTCTATTAAAAAGGCTGGCTTCCCCTCGATCATCTTAGTCAGTTGTGAGGAAACCGACTCAAGTCGAAGGTCAACAGAGTTGGAGGGCGCAGGGAAAGCCCTCAAGCCAGCCCCACGCAGAATATGAAAAGGTGTGGATTCATCAGTCTGCGCTCTAAAGTCACCAGCGGGATCACCATAGATATACACCTCGGATGCTTGGGAAAACCGCGTAGCAATCTCCTCGCGCAACACTTCAGCAAAACGAACGATGCCCATATCGAACGCAACAATCTCTGCTTGAACCAACCAGCGACCTCGGACTTTCTGACCCAATGTGGCAGCAGGGGTCAAACCAAAGTCCAAGCCAACATACAAAGGCGCACCCGCAGCAACAGGTATCTCCTCCTTTGCAACATGAACATCAGGCGCAAACATAGGATAGATCGGCTTACCATCCTGAATCGTGCCCAACCTGTTCATCACATAAACATCAATCCAACTCTTGGTCTTACCACGAATAAGATTCGGGTAGTAAGACTTCATCATGTGCTTTTGATTCTCAGCCTCGGTGTTAGGGGTATAATCCTGTATTTCACCCTCATCATCCTTGACCTCAACCATTCCCGCAGGTTGCGTAAAGAACTGCCAGTTGTCAGGCTTGACCAACATCTTAGCTTGTTCGCGCGGAATATGATCGGGAATCGGAACCTCGCCAGACATAATAGGCCACCAGTGATCTTCTTCAGGCGCGTTCGTGTCAGCAATTACACCAGTCCAACTTGGGCCACCGTCTTTCATGCTAGGAAAACGACCAACACGCATAGTACATGCATCAATAATTGACTTGGGTATCTCCCTAGCCTCATTGATCCAGATGCCAGTTAGTTCGAGAGAGAGAAGTTTCTTGACATCTTCGGGACGATCAAGGGCTAGGAAGATAACTTCAAGGTCGATCTCACCCTTCTTAATATGGTGCGTATATGGAACCGACCATGTGAACTTGCCCCAGTCTGCTTCTGGGAACCAATCAAGCCATGTCTTAATAGTTGTAGTTCGTAGCTGTGGGTTAGTGTTTCGGATGATGGCCCATCGAGATTTTCTAATCCCATCAGGTCCTTTCTTCTGTTCGAGTGCGCGGCGAAAAACTTCAACACAACAGCCAACAGATTTACCACTTCCTACAGGCCCCCTAATCCCACGAAAAAATGTCTGATCCTTCATAAAGGATTTCAGCACTTCACCATCAGGCTTGTACTTAAAATCAACCACTACCGTAGTCCTTTATCAACCCCAGACCGAATCATCTTCTCGGCAGCTTCCGCGCCGATATTCTCAATCACATTGTCGATCATCTTGTTTGTCACAAATGACGCGCCATGCTTCTGATCAAAATACTGAAAGTGAATGTTCTTAACAATGCGACGAAGCATTGTCAGTTCTTCTTGCTTTAAAGTGTTTACAAAACTCATGTGCGATACTTCCTCACTTTTCTCGCAATAGTTTTCGGTTGAGCCACAAACTGCTTACCCTTAGCCTTACCCGCTCGTTTAGCTCTGGTTGTAGCTGCATATTCAGAATCACTAAGAGCAGCAATGGCCTTCTCAGGTAAATACCTTTCACCTGTTTCGCTAGACTTCTTCCCACTCTTGGTGCGCCACTTTTGCTTACCCCAATTAAGTAGAGACTTTTGCGGAGCCTTCATTTGCTTCCCTCTGTTTCTTTAGTATGGCGTTTAGTGTGCCGCGATCTTCGTAAGTCATTATATCTGCCGCTTTTTCAACAATGACATGCGCGGACGCGCTGTTTCGTCAGGTGACTTAATGCTGCCGCCGCCGCCACCACCTTTTGGTGAAAGGTCCTTAGCACCAGAAAATAAAGACTTTGCTTTTGACTTAAGTGCGGATTCAGCAGACTTAAATGCATCAGTCCCCGCAACTTTGTTTAACGTTTTTAGGTTTTTCTGGTTGTTTGCGTAGTTTTCGGCTGTAAGTTTTTTCATTTCAGCCGCAGAAACGCCTTTGTCTTTGGCATACGCAGTCATCTTTTTTGATGAATCAAGTCGCTCTTTTCTTTTCGCTTGCTCAACCTGAATGCGGTTGATCATTGTGCGAATCTGCCTAACATCGTACTCAGATGTTCCATCAGAAAGAGTGACCTTGAACTTAGCCATTACTTATAACCTCCACCCTTAGCCTTATATTCTTTAGCCAGTAGTTGCGCCTTACGCGCAGACCACTGACCAGCCGCAGTTCCGTGAGTCGCTCTGGCCTTGATCTTCTTAAACAAACTCTTGCGCATCTCTGGCTTTGTGTAATTGCCAGCCTTGTTTACCGTACTCATGGAAACTCTTTGTCCCCTAGTTTGTTTGCGTTTTTAAGCAAAGAAGCAGACATCTTCTTGAACTCAGCCTTGGCCTTCTTCAACTCCTTAGAGTCAGGCTCCATGTCAGCTAGCTTCAATCCTTGCTTGCTATACATCTTCAACACATTCCGCAAAGAACGCGTGAAGTTCGCACGGCTCATATTCTTAATATCAACCTGCTTTGCACCAGCGCGAGCAGACATCAATGAAGTCGGTGTACCAGAACCTCTAGGCATTACGCTCTATCCTTCTTTGCTTTGTTTCTTCGACTTATCGCTCGAGCCTTTGCTTTTGCGTCCGCCTTGCTTGACGCTCCCCACGCTTTTAGACTTAGAAGCAACCTTGTCGGTCTTCCCTTGCTGTCTTTTTCTGGCCCCTTGGCTCCCCCCATCCGCGCTAGAAAGCTGGCTCGCCTTGGATTGTCCCCGCTTTTTACTGGCGGCTTTAACGTCCCGCCCTTGTAACTCGCCCGACCCTTGGCGTTCAATCCCCCCTTCGGGTTCTTGCCCTCCTTGCGAGTCCACGCTGGTGTCTTTGCCACGAGCAATCTCCTTCAACTTAGACCACTTGGCCATAATCTTCGATACATCTACCATAATATACCCCTACAACGAAAAATATTTATCGGGCAACGCACAAACCTTAGAGGAAAAAAATGAGAGAGGAGGAGCACTAGCAAATTAGTATTAGCAGTTTTTTGACCCCCACCCCTAGCTAGTGAGCAGCTTGTGCCAGATGATACCCCCCTTACTAGCCCAGATCGATGGACACTCGTATGTCCCCAGCAACTTGTACTTGCGATCTATCTATAGGCTTAAAGCCAGCGCGATCCAATATATCCTTACTTGCTTCAAGCTGGACATACTCACTCTTTGCACCTGTTGCTAGCTTCAATACCTTCGCTGCTGCGACAGTAGCGTTCATCCCCAACTGCTCGGATACGCGTTGCATCATGTACTGCTGCACATGTGGTTGGGCTAATGCTTTGGAAGCACTGACTCTTCCAGATTCACCTTCTGCGTATCCTGCTGCCTGTGCTGCTTCCTTAACGGTACACCCAGTTGCTACGAGCGTATCTACCAAAACGCGTTGTTTATCCGTAGGCTCTCTAACTTTTATGTTACTCATTGTGTATCACCCAGTGTGCTTCAATGTGTTATCATCACCTGTGCTTGCATCAATTATTTACAATCAAGAGGTTTGTGATCCTCGTAATCACCCCCCCTGCAAGTCCCCCCCAAACTGCGTCTTTTGTCAATGGTCTGTCAAGTAGTGACGTTACGTCACATTGTTAGTTACGTGGGGTCACATTGCTAATTACAGGGTTGACTGGGCGATTACGCGCTCTCGTGAACCAAGCCTCCTTCAGAGTCTTGGCCCTTCGGGCTTCGATCGTTCCCTCGTTCCACTCGGCTATCGCGTCCTCGCTTCGCTGCGGCAAAGGAGATATAGCCTCGCTTACGCTCGAAGAGCTAGTCACCCCCCTTCCCCCCTCAAGGGGGGAGTTTTGACCAACGCCAAGGCTCGCGTCTGGCCCCCACCGTCATGGATCACGTTCCAACAGTTCGCAACACCGCTCGTTCCTCGGATATTGCGAACTGCAAGCCTGCGGTTGGTACGCGCTCCCTGTCGTTGTTGTCCAGCCCCTCACCTTGGGTCGGACAAAACATGATAGCTAGATGAAACCAAAGGAGAACCTAATCATGTCTAAGTTAGTAAATGCAATTGTTGAAACATACACTAACACCACTGAACTATACATTCGTGAGAACAACACGACAGGCCGCGAAGACGGATGGCGTTTTGTGGATACCTTGCGCTTCCATGCAGAGCGTAAACTGAAGCGCGAAATCCAAGACCTTGAGTTCTGGATCAGTCGCCAGTCAGACCGCGAAGCGAACGCGAAGCGGTGGGCGCAGAAATACCGCAGCCAATACGCGGGCGATGAGATCAGCACGACCAACCTCAAATCCAGTGTTGCACAGTGGGAAGCGGAGGCATTCGGCTTGCGTGTAATGCAAGACGAACTAGCCGCAGCGCAAGCAGCATTGCTTGATATGACAGGCGAGAAGTATACGTCAATCACTGACAAGCCAGATGCAGAGATTCCAGAAGACATTGCAGCAACCCTTGCTGCGATGGATGCGATGGATGCATCCAACGAGGCTCCAAAGGCCAAGCGTAAACGCGCTTGAGCCTACACCAAACGAGGAACGAGTGAGGGGGTTGCGAAAGCAGCCCCCAAAAAATTTTCCGCTCGCTTCGCTCGCTCCACTGGTGCTTCTGAATACTGGAACAAGTGATGATCGAGTGTGGTGAGTGCTGATGTGTTGCGCTGTGTAAGGCGCACCATTGATGCCAATCACATGATGATAGGTGATCAGGCACGTCGAAGCATGGCCCCACCCAGACCCGCCGAGCGGGGAGGGGGGACTGTCAAACTACTGCGGCTGCAAAGCCACAGAATCCAAGGTAAGGAAAACCTTACTTGAAATGACTGCACATATGCAGCATGGTTACAAAACAAAGGAGAACAACCATGGACGATCAACAAATGTATGAGACAAAACTAACGGCAGCAATCGTTGGTTTGATCAACAATCAAATATCTAAACGCATCGATGCACTGACTGAAGCAAAGTCATTCGATATAGAAGACTATCGAGGTGACATCGAGACAATGATCTCGGAGTACATTAACTACAACGTAACCGTAACAATCGAGGGCTAACAATGAGCGTACATCCTATGCCTGTGTTTAACACACCCGACAACTGGGACGAACCGATGAAGTGGATTGAACAACATCCTAAACAGTATCGCCCTTCACTTATAACAGCAGCAGCTATGTCTTGGAATCTAGCTGCGAAATTAACAACGGAGAACAGCAATGAGCTATCAAACTGAACATTGTGCAACATCAAAGCAACTTTGGAAGCTAAATGATTTGGCATTCAAACGAGCTATGCTTGTCTTAGAAATACAAGACATGGGTGGCGAAATCGATATTAGTTCAACTCTACATATTCCGATGCCACTTCTAAAGAAGTCAGCAAATGATTTGATAAGGGTCGAACTAGAGAAGATCGATCTGCTTACAGAAATGAAACAGTTGTTATTAGAGGAGGCAAAGTAATGGCAATATATACATCATACGATCCAAAGCCTGTGGTTAATCAGGTTGCGTATCCCGATCATACACCAAGCGATTTAATGGAGTGGGCAGGGTTTCTGCCCCACTGGGTGCGTGAGTTCAATGTGTTTGGCGGCGATAGCCTGATCGATCACATGAGCGCACGGTATGGATTCGGTGATCTACGCAATCGTGCAATGGATGGGAAGATCGACGACAAGGGAACGTATCGTTACCCTGAAGACCCTGACCTTGAGTTCATTGTGCGTATGGAGACTAAGCTAGGTCACTTCTACGTTTACCCATACGGAATCACTGCTATCCCTGATGGCAAAAACAAACCACATCTAGTTGTAAGGATGGACTAATGAGAAGCACACCTAAATTCACACGCCGTGACTTTGAGTTTATTGCAGACGAAATTGCCCCGCTACTTGGCTGGGCAACTGGAGTCAAAGAAGTTGCACAGAAACTCAAGGCAACCAATCCCAACTTCGATTATGATCGCTTCGTTGATCGTGCCACTGAAGCATGGGAACGTAATCATCTTGCACAAGTAGAGGACATTGATGATGAAATACCCTACTGAAATCGTTGCTTGCCCAGAATGCCTGGGCGATGGAACACTAACATACGAGCGGCCTGAACCTTGGGTCGCTCGAGATACACCGCCAAGCCTAGAAGAATATACTAAAGAATGCTGGGCTTGTCATGGCACAGGAGAAGCAGAGGTTGACGAGATTGATTTCTAACTGCATAAATGCAGACATGAAATCTTATCTTGAATACTTAGAAGACGAAGCAGAAGATCGGGACGTTGAGCTATTGCAAGCGTTCCGAATCGCTGATGTTCCTACGTCTACATACTATCGCAACATCAATGGTAAAACAGAACTAAGATATTCTACAGCTGTGAAAGTCTTGGAAGCTATTCACCATGAAGAACAAAGACGAGCCGCCGCTGCTTTTACGAGGCAACTACGATCAGATGATCCAGATGTTAGTAGACGCACGGCACGAGCAAGGTTTAAGTCAGCCAAAGCTGGCACATAAGATTGGTTGTACTGAATCGCTTGTTCATAAATGGGAACAGCACAAGCGTGTTCCGTCTGGTTTCTTCCTGATGTGTTGGCTCGATGCATTAGGATACGACATTGAAGTCAAGAAAAAGAAGTGAAACGATTACCTGTGTGGCATGTGAAATGGTCACGCAGTGGTTCGTTGCCATACTAAAACGAAACCATCGAGGCACGATGGAGAAACATTGGTACGTCTGCCTCAATTGTTATGAGGAGGACAGATGGCAAACCGTAACAAGTCAAAAGGAACTTACCACGAAAAGTGGTTTGTCGATTGGCTCAACAAAATCAAAGCGAAGATCGAAGCGAAACGCGTACCCCTCTCGGGCAGCTTGGGAGGAGAGTATTCAGGGGACATCCACCTCTGGATCAACGGACAAAAACTGGTGGGAGAAGTAAAGTATAGAGACAAGTCTAACTTCCCTAGTCCCTTCAGTGTTCTCGAGAAAAGAGACATTGCATTCTATAAAAGACGGCGGGGAACGCCGCAAACGCTAGTCATAATGACTGGTGAACAATTCCAAAGTATTTTGGAATCACAACCCTCGAAAGAAAACTATAGGTCAATGGTCGAAGAAATATTTGGACCAGACCTAGCAGAAGTTATGCTTTCTAAAAACAAACAGGAGAACAACGATGGAATCACAGAACAAGATGATCAAGGCGCACCTTGAATCAGGTAAAACTATTACAGCTATCGAAGCACTATCAGAGTATGCTTGCTTTCGATTAGCATCACGCATCAGCGATCTTAAACAAGCAGGGTATCCTGTAGATAAGACAATGATTGAACTGCCAAACGGCAAGCGTGTAGCCCAATACTTCAAGGTGGTAGAATGAAGAACGAAGCAAAAGCAATAGGTCGTTTTATCCAAGACGATGTGTGGTCAGCCAGTGTTTCACGTGGATCACACGAGATATACAAGCGTGACCTTGAGCGAACTAAATCATGGACACCTGACAGTATGCGCATCAATGCAGAACGCATCTTGAATGGCGAACTGGTTGGTGAGCAATGGCTGTATGGTCGCATGGCTGTTGGTATGATTGCGACTGGGTTGCTAACTGAACGCCAGTTGCAGCCGCATCGTGATGCCCTCATTGCTGATATGCGCAAGGTCTTTCCAAACTGGGAATCGTTGAAGAACGAACTGGAAAAGAAACACGAAGAAGCAATTGCTATTGCTCGTGATGCTTGACCAAGCTGCATATATGCAGTAGTCTAATTACATAATAACAATGGAGAACAACATGGACCGCAAAGGTTTCATTGGTGGCAGCGATTGCACCAAGATTATGCAAGGGGACTGGCTAGACCTCTGGCAAATCAAAACGGGTCGCAAAGAATCAGAAGACTTATCACGCAACTTGGCTGTGCAAATGGGAATCCACACCGAAGACTTCAACTTGCGTTGGTTCGAGCAAGAGTCTGGATCGGTTCTTAAGAATCACCAGAAAGAGTTCGAGGCCACAGTTGGAGATATCCCTGTGCGCGGCACAGTGGACGCTACAGTAGGCAAAGACATTGTTGAGGCCAAACATACCTTCGCAATGAATACCATGCCTAAGCTGCTAGAATATTACATGCCGCAACTTCAGTTGTATGCGCACATCAGTGATGCGGATGGGGTGTATCTCTCTGCATTGTTTGGGAACAATTCATGGGAGGCAACATACGTTGATCGCGACGAAGAGTATTTCAATTCAATGTGGGCAGTGGTGTCAGACTTCTGGGGTTATGTTGTTCGCGATGAAGAGCCGCTTGGTGTTGACGTATCGCCACTCTCAATCGACCGTGTGCCACTGGACAAAATGGTCGCAAGAGATGCCTCGATGGACAACCAGTTTGTCGATGCCGCAGTCACATACATCCACTGCTACGAAGCAAACAGAATCTTTGAGAACACCAAGAAGCAACTCAAAGAAATGGTCTCTGATAACGAACGAGAAGTTTACTGTGATCAGCTAACAATCAAGCGCGACAAGCGTGGTGCATTGAGGATTACAAAGCGATGATGGGAGTTTATAGTTTCATACCATCAAGAGGTCACAGCTTACCTTTGTATATTGGCTACTCTAAAAACATAGAAAAAAGAGTACGCCAACATTTCTTAGACAAGAAACCTTATGCACATGTAGATCACTGCATTGTTGTCCAAGAGTTTAGCGACAGAAGTAAAGCGTTAGACTGCGAAAAAGAACTAATTAAAAAGTTCAAACCTAAGTACAACATTCAAAATGCACAGCGAAACACCACAAGACTTCTTGATATGCCCGAAACATATGTTGTTGAAAGCATTGACCGCATGTTGAGTCGCATCGAACCTTACCCTTGGAGGAACTATTCGATGATTGACCGCATCACTTTTGAACTGAACAAAGAATGGATAAAGGAGAACAACCATGTCTAAATCAGTATGGGAAACACTAAGCAAGATCGATGTATCGGCTTACACCGAAAGCAAGAACGGCTTCACATATCTATCGTGGGCACATGCGTGGCGTGAGGTTAAGACCATCTACCCTCAAGCTACATTTATGAAGCACATGAGTGAAGACGGTACGCCCTGTCACATGGATGCCAATGGTAATGCATATGTTGTTATCACTGTGACAATCATGACCGCAGATGAGAATGCATCAGCAACAGAAGTATATCCTGTGCTGAACCATGCAAACAGACCGATACAAAACCCGAACTCATTCGAGGTTAACAAAGCATTACAGCGTGGCTTAACCAAAGCTATGGCTTATCTAGGACTAGGCTTCAACATCTACGTTGGTGAAGACCTGCCCGAAGGTGATGGGGCAAGCGAGACCCCCAAGTCTCGAGCGCAGTCCCCAGCACCGCAAACTAAGCGCAACACAGATTGGTAACGCTTAAAAAAATAGAAGCCGCCAAAACCAGCAATGGCGGCTGGACCAAGGAGCAGCTTGCGCAATGGGGTGTTCCTTGGCCACCACCCAAAGGCTGGAAAAAAACTTTAACAAAGGAGCCAGAAGCTATGGCAGATTATGATCCGAACAACAACGGCGCAGCATTCCCACCCTTCGATGATATGAAGATGATTCTGCAAGGCAAGATCAACGTCGAAGGACGTGACGGTAAGTACGTTGTTGTCCGCCGTGAATCCCGTGATGGTCGAGAGATCATGGAGATTTACGAAAAGGTTGGGGCAATGTTCCCCAATGAAAACGATAACCCAGCAGCACCAAGCTATACTGGGACTATCTTCAACACCAATGACAAGCAGATGCCATACACAATGCCAACCCTTGATCGTCGCATTGCTGCATGGCGCAGAATGAAAGACAACAAACCATACTTGTCTTTCGTTGTCAGTGAACCCCAACAACGAACAGATCAGGTTCAGACTAACACTGGACCAGACGATGATATTCCGTTCTAATAGAAATGTTCTCTGTGGGTGTTTACATGTTCGCTCATTTTGCCTCGACACCCACCAACTGGTCAGCCTTCGGGCTGGCCTTTTTTACAGGAGCAGTCAATGAAACTAAGTCCAGCAGACGAACACATTTTAAAATACTTGCGCAAGCAGGTGGATCGATTGCAAGATGAACGCTATCGAACAGATGCCCGAAAGGGTATAGCCAACGAAATCTACGCAGCACAGCAAGAACTCAAACGGTACACAGCAGAGCTGCGCAAAAAAGGATACAACATCTAATGGTCAACATGACAGAAACTTTCACCAAGCTATACGGACGACCACCTTCCGAGTCAGAGATAGCAGCAATGTGGAAGATGAAAAGAGAACAAGAGGGTTACAGAAAACAAATCCTCAAAGAAAAAACAAAAGCACCAATGATACGAACCAAGCCAAGAGAGCCAAAAACACCCACCAAAATCAATGAGTACAGCTACAAATGGCCCAAGCGAGCATCACAACTAGCACAGCGAATCAATCGTATGCTGTGCGTACAAGTGATGATCAAAGATATTGCTTACATCGAAGGTGTTAGCGAGGGCGTTGTTATGGCCCAGATTGATAAATGGAAACTACCAAGAGAAAAGTAAATCGTGGGGGCGTTATAGTGTCGGGCTATATATGCAATGGGCTTGCATCGCCCCCAGAACTTTCTATCAAAAATAAAAAGGAGAACAAGATGAATTACATAACAAAAGAAAAACGTGACGAAGTGCTTGACAAAACATTTACTTTCCAAAATGGAATAGTAGAGGCATATCAAGAATATAGAAACGTAAACGAACTACTCTATCAAGACCATGATGTAGACCCTGAAGTCCGTAATATGGCGCGTGAGCAAATATTTCTACTTGATCGTGCACATTGCTTTGAATTGAGTAAAGATATTTTCCAATTTGCACTTAAATCAGAAATGACTTGCGATTTAGATATGCCAATTTCACAAGAATGCAAACCCTGTGCTGACATTATGTTTGTCTATTACACAAATACATTAGCATGGATGTCATTAAGAGACTATAAAGACGATTGCTATCATATATTTTATGGTTGCTTAGACGAATACGGACGCAAACTTCCTTCTGAAGTAAATGCTTGTCCATTAAATAAAGTAGCAATCTTAAAGGTTGGTGAGCCATTGCAACTTGTAAATCCTTTGCCTTATCAATCTGAGCATAGCAATGGGCCACGCGATTTGAGCTTTGATTTTATGCTTATGCTTAGAACTATCAACACATCGCGTATAGCAAAAAAAGAACCTGCTGGATCGCGTCAGCAAAGAAAATCAATACACCGCGGAATAGGGAAAGCAGTTGATACTTGGCACCGTGTGACTTGGAATATAGATGAACCACCTAAAGCAAAAGAGCCTTACGACAAAGGTTATCACAAAATGCCGCTGCATTTTAACAGAGGCCATTGGAAACGCGCGAAAGAACATCATCCAAAGTCGCAGCAAAGACCACACGCATTGAACCCAGAACATCGTAATATGTGGTGGACATGGATAGACGGTTACTGGGCAGGCCACCCAGCGTTTGGCTTCAAGAAGCAATACCACGCACCAAAACTAAAGGTAAACTGAGATGGAAAAATCACCTTGGATAAAAATAAACAAAGGGGACCGCAGACCAGAAGGAGAGGTACTTGTTATCCACCAATATCAGGAAGTGGACTACAGCGATCCCTTGAACGCAAAGATAGATTGTTGGGATATAGTACAAGCATACTGGAGCACAAGATCGCAGAGTTGGATCGCGCATGGCAAACCAATACGCAATGTAACGTATTGGATGCCGCTGCCGAAAGCACCGTGGAAGTATGAAAGCTAATGGAAACTTTCTATATATTCTTAATTTCTTACTCGCTTCAGGGACATCCCATTGAGCGTACACTCATTCTAGAAAACTCAGAGCAATGTCAAATAGCGATCCGCGCTAACGAACCGCTATCTAACAGCCTTGGTGCTGACATGTTTTGTTTAGATACAGGGAGGATATCTAAATCAATTCGACCAAGGCTTAAACCCCAATCTGGAAATGAGGCATATCAGTAAATACTCTACGGCCTTGGTCGGTTCTAACACGAACCATATCATCATATGCTTCAAGTGCAGTTCCGTCCCAATCAAGAATGTTATCAATGTGCCAAGCACCACCCCATTTAAGTTGGGACATGCCAATTTCTTTTGCAGATTTGATAATTGTATCTGCTAAATCATCATAAAGAGCTAGTTCCCAAGACGGTCTTGGCCCAACGTAAGCAACAACATCAAATGCATCCCCCTCAATGTGTTTTGACTTCATTGTAAAAGAAACTTTTTTCTTAACTAGCTCACGTTGATCTTCAATTGTGCGCAAGCCACCCATCCACGGAATTCCAAAATCAATTGGTGTAATTGCAATTGCTCGTTTTACTACAGCAACTAATTCTTCATTTACACCTTCAAGCCTATTAAGACTTGTTTTGCTTAATTTAAACTCACTCATTTTTTTAATCCCCGCATCGTTCGTATTCCAAACGAGGCCGCTATGGAAGCGTACATTCCCCATTGTACCCATAGTGGTGTTGTCTCCAGATTAGCAAAACCTCTTGCCATTACATCCTGCATAGAAGGTATGAAGTTAGCAACTAATATTAGCACGAAAACAATAGTCCATAGCTCGTCTTTCCAACTATCTTTCGATGCTTCGATTGCAGCTTGTTCCCAGTTGATTTCACCAGTGGCTTGTTTCAATTTAATTTCTGCGTTTGCTTTCTGGATCGCAGTCTTGCCATCAATGTAAGACGTCGCCAAGCCGCTGAGAGCTTGTACTATACCACCAATCATTTGTTAGCCTCCTTCCCCATCCAGATACCAAAGCAGCCTGTGAGTGCGCCCATACAGACGCTAACAAGCCCTGCCTGAGCATTGCTTGGCGCATCGAGGGACATAAACCAGTGAACAGATTGATATGTCAGGATCGTAACCGCCAGCATCATCAGCCGTGGCAGTATCTTCCAATCATCAATGAATGTCTTTGCCATTACCATCTTCCTTGTTTTTTGCCGATAAAATAAA